ATATTAAATCAATAAATAGCATAAATGAAACAGATATACGGAAAAAAATTGATATTGAAAATAAGCAGAAAATAATTTTCTTTATTCAAGAAAAAGTTGATAAATATATATCTGATTTGGCTGTTTTATCTAAATCGTATGAGACTGTTATTATTAATCTAAGTGGAATAGAAAAAACAGGGTTAACAGGTTCTGATTGGAGAAGAATTAAGTATTTTAGTGATGAATTTAAAAATTTGGCATCAACTTTTGGTTATAGAAGTGCCAAAGTTGATGATATAAAAATTGAGCATGCAACAATGTTACCTTATTTGGATAATATTGAGCTGAGAGCAAATGTTGCATATGAAAAAGAAGATCGGACAGATATCAAATCAGATTCATCTGCAAGTGATTTTGTTCGGTTAATTTGGTCGTATTTAATATCGCTACAAAAAACATCATATGAATTAAATGGTAATCATCCAAACTTTATTTTGTTTGATGAACCAGCACAGCATTCTATGAGTGAGAATAGTGTAAATAAATTACTTACAACTATATGTACTATTCCGGGGTTACAATCTATAGTTGCAGCATCATTTGACGAAAGTGATGATAACTTTGTAGCTTCTACTAAAGGGCTTAATAAAGATAATTATAACTTAATACGTCTTCCTAAAAAAATAATAAGTAAACTTTAGTTAGAATCTTAATTTTAAAAGAATAATATTATTTATAATGAGTTAGTCACATTCGCGACTAACTCATTTTTTATCGTTATTCTTTATCAATTGTCATCGCAACACGGCCAATCACTTTAATATCTTCTTGTGCTATTTCAACTGAAGAGTCCCCAAAACTCATTGCAAGTTTCTTACCGGGTAAGCGCTGGAGGTGATTAATAGAGATTGAACCATCTATATCGATTAGATATCTGCCAGATGTTGGATGGTTCTTGCTGATATCTACCATCATTAATTCAGTATCGTATTCAACTAAGCGGACAGTATCTTTGTTTAAACTGTAGTTATTAAGTAATACACCATCAAATTTAATCACACCATCAATTGTGATTTCGCCATCTTGTAATACTTCTTTTGTCAGTGGAATTGACGCATCAATAGATTTCGCCACTTTATCAAAAGGTTCCCCTTCGCCTAATACGACATATTTCAATGACGCACCTGTAGCGAGGCAAATACGAACAGCAACCTCATAAGCTGTCATATCACGTCGATGCCATGTTGAAATTGTAGTTCTTGGCACACCAATCATGTCAGAAAGCGCAACTAAATTATCTGCACCTGTCACATTTAACAGTCTCGATGTGAAATTTCTTCCTCCACTATAGTCAAACGGTGGTATTTTTTCTTGATCCATAGTCATATAAGAACTACCATAGTCAATATCGTCAGGTTTGAGATGATTCTGAACGATATAAAGTGAATTGTGTGTTTTTGACGAATAAGGATACCACTATGCTGCAATATCAAATAGCAATAACCTCTCCATTTGTTACGGTTGACCAATATTGCATCCTTACAGGGATGGCAAAGGGCACTGTTATTGATTACATCCGCAAAGGCAGAATCTTCATTAAGAAGAAAGAGCTACCACGTGAAAAGCCCCTCATCAATATGGTTGCCATGCATCAACTTGCTTTAAAAGAAGCAGAGCTTCAAGTGGGGTAGCGTGTGTACGCAAATGCCTTATTAAAAATCATAGACCAACTAATTATGAGTCATGGATTAAGGAGGTAAGGCGGATTTGACTGATAAATCATGTCTGCTTTGCTCATTTGAATTGTTGCATATTCAAGGTCGATAACAATGTATGCCGCTGATCCCGTTAAACACGATGCATTTGAAAGCGCAGCTATCCGGTTTGCTGAGAAAGAGAATCTAGAGCAAATCGCTATGGAATGCGCAATAAGACCACAGATCCTTCGGAACAAACTGAACCCTAATCAACCGCATCAATTAACCGTGCGTGAGTTGATGCTTATTACTAAACAAAGTGAGAATTGTGATCTCGTCAATAGCGTGTTGCTGGATTTGGATTTAACGGCAGTACGTTTACCGTCGAAAGGTGAGGGTAAATCACCTGTTATGGCCGCAATGGCGATCAATAGTCACACTGGTGATATTAGTCGCCACCTTGCTGAAGCTGAAAGTACTAAACGCTTAACGCGACATAGGAAAAATCAAATTGTCACTAAAGCTCAAGCTGCTATGCGTGAATTAGCTTTATTGATGAACGATGTTGAAAACCGTTGTCAGGGTACTACACCATTTATTTCGATGTGTACCGATGCTGTGATGAACGGTTTACCCATTCCCGGTTGGTTATAAAGGAATAGAAAATCATGGCACAAGCTCAACGTATTCCGACAGTGGAACAATCATTAGCCAACATACATGCTTTGTTCGGTAGCCAGTCACATGCTGGTTTAGTGTATGACAATTTACCAGAAGACTTTAGACGAGCTATTTGCTCAGCCGCTCGTTTAACTAAAGCGCATATAAACATGCCCCTTGTTGATATGGATGAAGTATCGCGGGCAAAGTTACATCGTGCCATCAATACATTAGCAGATGCATTAAAGCCATTAACTAATCGTTCATTGAAAGATTTTAGATAAATACTTTAGATTATTTAGGGGGCTGTATGAATAAGTTATTAGAACAAGCGCAACAAATTGCAATCGATGCAAATAAATTAAACCGTTTAATTAAACATGAGTATAGAGAAGTATCTCCTGCAGCACGTTTAATTACTGAATTATCACAGTTAGTCTTTGAACACAGTGAAAACCACAAGCTACTACTCTCATTAAATATTGATTCATGTAATATTTCATCACAAAGCGGTGTTATTGATTTTAATAGTCATGAATATATAAAAGAAAATGATGTGGATATTAGAATTTCACTGCAATCATCTACTTTAGTGGCTGAATTACTCGCATATAAAAATCAAGTTCTAGCCAATATTAACTTAGCACAGCAGCAAGTTTTATTACAAAGCGAGCAATACACATGCATTATTTAGCAGCGTTTATTAATAAAGACGGTGATTTTGTTCGTGATAATGAAACGGCAGAAGTAATGAATTTATCTTTAGGTGAATTTGAGCGTCGTGTTTTAGCGATTGAGTCTGCCAAAATATCATTGCAATGTGAATTTGAAATCAATGGTGTATTTGTTAAAGGAAATAACCAAGGTGGATTTTTGTTGTGTGATACACAGGAGTTTGCTCAATTATGATTGGATTTTCAGAAAATAAATTATCCGGGCTTATGTCCGGATTTTTTTCAACTCAAGAAATTAGATTGTGTACCGGTGCATCACCGAACTTAATTAATGAAGCTGAATTCTTTTTACAAGATCACTCAAACGATAAAGTATTAAAACAAGCGTTACATTATTCTGAACCAAGATTTCCACGAAAATTTGCCCCGCAGGGCAGTCGCGAAGCGGCTGGGGGTAATAGCCTTGTCCAGCGGCGCAAAAGTCCGACAAGGGAGGAATTAGCGCAAAAAGGGGCTAAGGCGACAACAAGAGCTAAGAAGCAACGCCTTAAGCAATGGGGGCATTTGTTTAAAAAAGTGAAAGCTCACCGTGGTGAGAATGTCAGGTATGAACTCGCACCTAAACCATTACCGTTTGAGCCGATTAACCTCAATTGGCAACACGATCCAATGGGATGTCTTAATGCGCATGGATTTGTTCAAAATGCGCCGGTTATGGCTCGGTTACTTCATCGTGATTGGTCAAATGAATGGCGTATTCGATTACAAGCCCAATCTCGGCCATCAACTATGCCACCCGCTCAATCTGGTGATAGGTTTACGGATAAGTTAACAGATGGTGCCGTGCGTAAAGTGTTTGAATCGGGTGCGTATGTTCAAGCATTACGTGGTGGTTACACTACCTTTGGTACGTTAACGTTTACTGAAGAACAGCGGGAGAAAATTCTTACCAGTAAACCCCAATCTAAAAATAGAATTAAACCAGGAGTTCGGGGAACTATTGTTGTTATGAGTCCTCATTCCCGAGAGCCGTATCGTATTAAAGCTTCGGGTTTATTTTCATGGTTAGATGATATGGGAAAAGAAGGTGAGCTGGCCGCCATTAACCAAGAAGCGATTAAGCCAACTGGTGAGGTTGATGATTTTGGTCGTAAGATATTTGATATTGGTGATCCCAGTATTAGAGCAAGTGGACCATGGACAAAAATTCGTGCTTATCATCCTGATTCAAGTATTGGCACTGAAGTGAGCCGCTTTATTGATTTAGCACAGAAGATGTATCAACGCGGTTGGACGCCTGATTATATGCCCGCTCGAGTAAAGCGAGGACAGGAACGAGTAAAACCTGCAGGTACTAAGTGCGGTAAGGTTATTGCTGATGGTTCTTTTACACCTATTCGTCGTGGTGATTGTAAAGATAAGATAATTCAGCACCCTCGTTGTAAACAAATAAAGAAAGACGTATTTAAAATTGGTGCAGTCCCTCTGGATTATTGTTGGGTAGCAGAAATGCCAGCTAATGAAGATGGAGAGCCAAATCCCCATGTTCATATTTTATTACGTTGGCAAGTACCTAAAACCCACTTTTTTGCATGGGTCGGACGGTTAGAGCGTATTTGGGGTAATGGTTTTGCCAAAATAGAACGTATTAAGCATGCTAAAGCGGGGGCTTCGTATTTAGTGAAAGCAGTAGGTTATGCAGCTAAGGGAAGTGATGGTAATCAAGGTTTGATTCGGGGGAACCGTTACGGTATCGGTGCCGTTTCAAGAGCCAAAGGTTGGAAAGAAATGGGCAGCTTCATCGCTGATAATATGGCCGCAATTATTGCTGAATGTGAAGAGAAACTGGCACGTAGTAATGCACATTACAATGCTGTGGTTATGCATTCTCAAATTAAACTTAATAAAGCCAAAAAATATTACCAAATTAATAAGAATAATAAGAAATTAACGGAAGAAATTAAAGCGCAACGGGCTGAAAAGCTAACAGCTAGAATGCTTGAATGTGATAAGGCAATTACGGAAGCAAAAGATGCTAAACGTCAACGCGGTGTTATTGCTGTAGGCCATTATCAAATTACATTTATGGGTGATAACGCCACACAAAAGTTTGATGATTTTTTAGGATGGGCATTTAATAATCGCCAATGGCAAGCCAATACACGAAATGAAGCTATTAAAGTTGAATTAGAACAGAACAAAGCAGCGCTAGTTGAAGTGATGAAGGAAGAGCATGCTGCATTACAAGATAATTTGGATATTACAGATCAGCAGTTAGAGCGTTTAGCTTATCTCGATAACCGTTTAGATAATGTACATAAAGATATTAACTATGCTCGCTTATCAAGATTACGTATGGCAAATACATTAAAACAACAGCGTAGCTATTGGCGCCATTATTCTTCAACGTTATCTGAAAAGCGTTCAAGTTTGGATTATTGGACGTCATTTTTAAATAGGTATGAGTTGGAAACTGATTGTGACGACTGGGATACTTGTATGACTATTGTGCATGAAAACGACTTAGGATGCATAAATAAAAATAATAGGATGCCTGTTTTTTAATGTATATATACCTGAAAACTATACATAGGCACCAATACTACTGTATATTAATACAGTAGTTTGTGAGGGTATTCCTATGGATAAAAACGAACAATTAACAGAAGCCATGGATTTTATTATTGAGGCTATTGCTCAGAGTACTGATGAAAATAGTAAAGCAGAGATAGGCTATTACTTAGCAAATCTGGTAATTATGGATCACCAACAAGAATTTAGTGCGCGCAAGAAAAAGCGCTTAATGGTGTTGCTAAAAAAAGCGGATGAAATAAAAGCAATGAGGTAATTCTAGCTAGAACATTGATAATTGATTCTGCAATTGTTTTATTTTTTCAGGTGATAATACTTTGATTAATGAAACAATTAGTTCATCCGTATTTTTTGCTGAAGGGCTAAGTGTGTGACTAAAACCAAGCGACATAACAAAAGAGTGTCCACATTCAGGATCTGAACATGAGCAATATAAATCGGCAGAATCTGTTGAGAACCAATTGGTTTTACTGATTCGAGCATTTTTACCACATTGATTACATTTAATGCGCATAGCCATATGAATAATCCTCACTGTTATATCGCTCTAATTTTAAATTAAAATGAGTGCTATTAATATGATTTTATTAATAAATTAACCGTCTAGAGTGTTATTTTT